AAAATAAAGTATTTAACTGGATCGGTTCTGCCAAGGGAACTGGCCTTTTTGGTCAGCAGATCGCGCAGGCAGGCGGCAAATACATTACGGTCACTGAAGGTGAGTGTGATGCTATGGCGGCATACGAACTTCTGGGGAGTAAATGGCCGGTTGTATCTGTTAAGAATGGAGCGCAGGGCGCAGTCAAAGACGTTCAAGAGAATCTTGAATTCCTTGAATCGTTTGATACGGTGGTTATTTCTTTCGACAACGACAAGCCTGGAAGAGAAGCCTCAAAAAAAGTGGCGCGTATCCTCAAGCCAGGAAAGGCCAAAATACTTTCAATACCTACTGAATTCAAAGATCCTAATGAGATGCTCAAGCTGGGCCATCACAAAGCTTATGTTACTGCGTGGTGGGCTTCAAAACTTTATACACCGTCTGGGATTCTGAATGTCAGTGAAGAGCGTGAGAGCTACAAAAAGCGTGAGCGAAAAGAATCTGTTGCTTACCCGTGGCAGGGACTAAACGAAAAGCTTGATGGCTTACGACAGGGCGAGTTAATCACACTGACAGGCGGCACAGGCTTAGGCAAATCTAGTGTTACTCGTGAGCTTGAACACTGGCTCATCACCAACACCAACGACAAGGTAGGTGTCATTGCGCTTGAAGAAGATTGGCGTAGGACTGTCGATGGTATCCTATCTATTGAGGCTAATGACCGCTTGCATATTGATAGTGTCAGAGCCAAGTACAGTGAAGAAGAGATAGATAATTTCTTTAATGTGCTTTATGACGGGCAGAACAAGAACCGTGTATTTGTCCATGCCCATCTTGGGATGAATGATGTTGATAGTGTGTTCTCTAAGCTGCGCTTTATGGCAATGGGCCTTGAGTGTAAGTGGATAGTTTTTGACCACTTGCATATGCTTCTGTCCATGACAACGGATGGTGATGAACGCCGCAATATAGATTCTATAATGCACAACTTCAGGACTCTGGTAGAGGAGACGGGCGTAGGCCTTATTCTTGTTTCACACCTCAGAAGGATTGACGGTAATCGTGGTCACGAGAATGGTATTGAGACCGGGCTTAACCATTTGCGCGGCTCACAAAGTATCGCTCAGTTGTCAGACTGTGTAATATCTCTTGAGCGCAATCAGCAATCAGAAGATCCTATTGAAGCCAGTACCACACGAATCCGTGTACTCAAGTCTAGATACACAGGTGATGTAGGCCTGGCCACTCACTTGTTTTACGACAAACACAGTGGTAGGCTCAGTGAGATATCAATGGAAGTAGAAGAGCAAGAAGAAATAGAACTATGAAAAGTATTGTCTTTGATATAGAAGCAGATAGCCTAGAGCCTACAAAGATCTGGTGTATCGCAGCTGTCGATCCCGACTCTGGAGAAACAAAGACCTTTGGGCCTACTGAGATTGTTCAAGGCTTGGCTCACCTCTCCAATGCAGACAAACTGATAGGTCACAACATCATTGGTTATGATTTACCAGCCATTAAGAAAATACACAATATTGATCTGACTGAGAATACATCCATTGTAGATACTTTGGTACTGTCTCGCCTGTTTAACCCAACACGAGAGGGTGGACATAGCCTAGAGTCTTGGGGCTATCGTATTGGGCTGCAGAAAATAGACCACAAAGAGTTTGGCGAGTACTCTCCAGAGATGCTGAACTACTGCCGCAACGATGCAGTGCTCAATGCCAAAATGTTTAATAGTCTCAAAGCAGAATCACGCGGCTTCAGCCGACAGTCTGTAGTGTTAGAGCATGAAGCACTAAAGATTATTGCAGATCAAAGAGATCATGGTTTTCTTCTAGATGTACAGGCCTCAACTCTTCTTGTCGCTGAACTGACTGACCGCCTCAAGGAAGTGCAACGTGAGGTTCAGAAGACTTTCAGGCCCAAGCAACTAAAAACTATTCTTCTTCCTCACTTCACCAAGACAGGTGCGCTATCTAAGATGGGTCTTATACAAGGCTCAGAAAAGAAAAGCCGACTGACTCAAGAAGAATATGAAGAGCTTGCCATCAAGCGTAAGGCTGTACGGATTGAAGAAGTAACTTTCAACCTGGGCTCACGCAAACAGATTGGTGAGTACCTAATTGACTTTGGATGGAAGCCTAAGAAATTTACACCGACAGGCCAGCCCATTGTAGATGAGTCTACGCTAAGTAAGATTAAAGATATTCCAGAGGCCACATTGATTGCTGAGTACCTTCTGCTTCAGAAGCGAATAGCACAGGTGTCTTCTTGGCTTGAGGCCTGTCACGACGATGATCGTGTTCGTGGCTTTGTTAATCCTAACGGAACTATCACAGGCCGCATGACACACAACAGCCCCAACATGGCACAGGTTCCTAATCTATCAGCGCCTTATGGCAAAGAGTGCCGGGCTTGCTGGACTGTGGCAGATGGTTACAAGCTAGTCGGTATTGACGCTAGTGGTCTTGAGTTACGTATGCTGGCACATTACATGAAAGATGAGGGATTCAAAGATGAAATATTGCACGGAGACATACACTCAGCTAACCAACGACTTGCAGGGCTTGAATCGCGCAATCAAGCAAAAACATTTATCTATGCCCTCTTATACGGAGCAGGAGATGCAAAGCTTGGCAGTGTGGTTGGAGGAAACAAACGTGATGGTGCGGAACTTAGAAAGCGTTTCTTCGATAATCTCCCTGCATTTAAACATCTTAAAGACACAGTTGGACGAGCGGCTTCAAAAGGCTTCCTCAAAGGACTAGATGGACGCAAGCTGTATGTTCGTTCTGAACACGCTGCACTGAATACTTTGCTTCAAAGTGCTGGTGCTATCGTTATGAAGCAGGCGATGATAGGACTCAATCAGTTGATCGGCCTCAACACACTAGACGCACACTTTGTCTGTAACGTGCATGATGAATGGCAGTTAGAAGTCAAAGAAGCCGTGGCTGATTCAACAGGAATGCTGGGGGTTGAGTCAATAAAAAAGTCGGGTGAGGAACTAGAATTATTCTGCCCTCTTGATGGTGAGTACAAGATAGGAGATAGTTGGAGTGAAACACACTGAAAAATATAAGTGGCATTATCATCGAACAAACTCCAAAGGCAAAAAAATATTCAGACATTATACACAAGAAGACATAGAAGATGTTTTAAACTATTTAGATGAGCGCGGCTTTTATTGTGAGATAGCTGGGGGCGGTATGCTATGGATTACCAATAAAAACAATGATGAATTTTCGTACTATTGGACTACGGGAAAATGGTCTACCTACAAACACAATAGGAAAAAACATTATCAGGCTATGGGAATAAAAGATTTTTTAGATAGGTATATTGATAATGATGAATATCTAAAAGATCAAGAAGCTGCATATCAAAATGCAATAGAAGATAAAGCAAAAGAAGATGAAAAAATAGAGAAGCACATTTTGAATATTTTGGAGGAACGTGGAGAAGAAGGACTAACTTCAAGACAACTAAAAGATGACTATGCGGGGGAGTGGGGCGAGGAAAGGATAGCCTGGATTCCTAGGCAGCTTGAGCTTAAAG